CCCAGAAGTATTTTAAACAAAATACCTTTCCACCGTGGAGCTGCACAGATCTAAGCAACCACAAGTCGCGGCCAGGGCCTTATCCTGGAATTAAGTCTTCACAGATACTAGTTATTATTCAGAACCGGTTTTCCGATCTGATCAAAGGGATCTTTTCGCATGATGTAAAAGTCATGTTAAACCGCCCCAATAATAAGTTTCAACGCTGAAGAATCGTTCTCTAGACATCTCTGTCTATGTTTACACGCCTCTTGTGGGTACAAGCCTATGTGCTAGCCTACTCCACTTGTGCCGAACAGACCTAGAACTCGTCACATGTTGTCTAAAAGACAACTTCCATGTCCATCTCTCCCTTAGGGAGCTCACCAATTGTGGAAATTGGTAAGAGACCAATCTCAACTCGCCAAGCATTATATCGGTCGAATTTCTGTTTCAACTTGTCCTTCTTTTTCTGGACAATTTTTGGAGCATAACGGATATTCTTCTGATCAACACAATACGCGAGTTGAATAGTGGTCAGCTTTAGACCGGGAAACCGCTTAGTGAAAGCAGTCAACAAACTATCAGGGAGTGAAACTCCTCCCCGTCTCTTAAAGAGACAACGGTTGAACGAACCAGAATCCACGGTTCCAACCTCAAGTCCAGGAAAGATCTTCTGTAGAAACGCAAAATGACGTTTAAACAGCAAGTCAGCCTTGGAAGCCAACTTAGGTCCCGATTCAGTAATTAGCTGATCGTAGATCTCTGCTGAGCAAGAAGCCCGAGCTATAGTTTGAGATTGTATTTTGTCTACAACCTTCCCGACACTAAAGTCGAAACCCGAGGAATTATATATTTCTAAATCCCTCGAGCAGTCCTGCTTCCCTCTAAATGTAACAAGGCCAAAGTTTACAAAAGGAACCTTGTACAGGTCCGAAATGATCCACTGTCCTGGAGTTGACGCAGAACGCGTGCAAATACCCCAGAGCTCACTATTAATCTGTAAGATTTTATCAGATAATAGATTCTTACCCATAGATGGGAAGAACCCAAACTCCTTCACTACATCACGCCAAACGGCATAATGCGAGTAGTTGGTTTTGAATAGAATGTCGTCTCCATTAATTAAAACAGGAGGGACCTTCCATAGTGGGATCATTCGGCCAGCAACTAATTCTCTACTGATGTGATAGGCAAGATAATTCGCCAAGCAGAGAATAGGGAAAGAAAGTACATTTCCCATCAGTTGACCGTTCTTCTGATCGTAAGTTAATTCATCATCCTCAAAGTCCGGATCGGACGAGAACGAATGAGAGAAAAACTTACCCTTAAACTCCTTTCCTAATTCCTTTACATGGTACAAGGGATCAGAAGGAAGAGCATCTTTCGTAACATTAATACTGTTATTCAACATGGAGTTGAAAGCAGCAGTCCAGTTAGCTGGATCGTTACAAAAGACCTTTCCTAAAAGATGCTTAAGAAGAACTTCAGTAATCTCACTCTTGAGATTATCTGTGGCAGCTGAATAGTCACCGGAACAGAACTGATCGCCAGGGGTCCACCCACTGACGATTTTCCAAAGATGGGCACGTTGCAGGGGCTCTCCACATAAGGAGAAGAACCCACTGGAATGATTCACCAAGAATCCCCAAAGCTTCTTCTGAATAGAACGAAGTCTTGTAAAGATACCAACCTCAGGTTTTGTAATGATACGAACTTTCAAGGGCTCAATAATACAAGCCGGTTCGACCATTGGAGAATTATTCTCCGGATCAAAAACCCGAGGAGGGAATACTTCCAAGTATTCATCCATCATAGGAAGGTATCCATCTAACACCACTGGTTCTGGATCCTGAACCTCCTCTCTTAGAGAGGACGGGAGGAAATCGGTACATGAATGAGTACGAGTTTCCTCTATCAGGTCATCTCCAACCCAGTCTCCCTCCTCGTCAAATATATCCCGTGAAACAATATCAACGGTACTATAGACAGGATGGACTGGTCGGACATAACCTAACACTGTGGGTAGATCTTTTTGGGGCAATTCTCTTGTTGAATAACCGAGCTCCCCCCCATTCATGCAACTAGATTGAACTGTTGCACGACTGCCGAGGGAGAAATTATCAACAAGGTGATTCTCATTCCAGCTCACCTGAAACTCCTGAGCCAATTGACCGCAAAGTGCTTCAACACGATCCATCACCACCGAATTAATCGGGGTACCTTCCACTGAAAGTGCCTTCTTATGCTTTTTAAGCGAAGAAACCACCATACTCGGAAAGCCACCAAAGAGTCCCTTCTTAAAACCTTGGACTATAGTGTAAATGAGTGAACAATTCGACTTTCGTCGAATCTTACTCAAATCATTACAGCCCATTCGTTTAATACGGAAACTCAATGGTCGGGGAAAGAAATCTTTAAGAAAGACTCCTTCCGGAAGATCGGTGCCAAAGAAATTTGCGAGAACAAAATTGGTCTGGAGCTTCATCTCCGCGTGCACTCTATCAAAAGCCACAAGTAAAAGATACTTGTCAAGCTCAAGATCGAGAAGCACGGGGGTGAGGGTTATGCCCCAAACAAGGCATAACTCTGATATACGTCGGACAAAATCATCCGCAATTCCTCGTATATCCTGCAATACCAAGTTAACTGGGCAACCCAGAAATAACATGGTAAAGAACTGTGACGAACGGTCATAACGAAGTGTACTGTTGAGAAAATCAGAACTGAAACCCCTTGCGGTTCCATAAGCTCTTATCTTCTCAATCATCGACAGTACATCTCCGGGATCGGCTTCGCTACCATTACTTTTACTTTGCTTTACCATAAGCAATTCTAAAAGCGACTCCATATTGACTGTGGAGAAGTAACAAAGGTAGTATCTATTTATTCCAAACGGAAAG